CAGAGGACCAGATTACCAAGGAAGAAAGACAACAGGCAAAGCCCATCAACTTTGGACTGGTATTCGGAATGATGCCTGAGAAACTTGTCATTTACGCCAAGGCTAACTATGGCGTGAACATGACGCTTGCCCAGGCAAAGACCTTCCACAAGCGTTACTTCGGCGCCTATTCGGGGATAGCCTCCTGGCACGATTTCCAGCTACGCGAGGGCGCTCGTCTCGGAGAAGTGCGTACCCTATCAGGACGTCGCAGGTTCGTAAGCGAACACCAGCATAATGAGCTGCTGAATACCCCGATCCAAGGGACGGCCGCCGACGCTTTGAAATCCTCCCTTCGCAACGTTCACCTTCTTCTAAAGAAGTACGGAGGTGACGTAAAAGGTATTGTGCACCACGTCCACGATGAGATCACCGTCGAGTGCAAAGACGATCCAGAGCTGGTGGATGCAGTCAAGCAAGACCTTCAGGCGGGGATGAAGGAATCGATGGAGCAGTTTCTGAAGCGGGTTCCGGTTGTCGTGGACCCGGCGAGTGGTAAGACGTGGGCATCCGTCCACTGAGGAGTCCGGCGTGTACGTTCGTTTTCACAACCCCATCTACAAGTTCGGCGACGACGTCGCTTTTCACCTTCGGGAGGAGGATAACGATCCCTTCAAGGCGCTGGCGCGCTATGCCAAGCAACTCGAAACCGGCGCTGAGATGATCCGAAGAGCAGCAGCCCTTTTCGAGAGCGCCAAGGAGATCGAGCTGCACGCCGATACCCACTTCGTCGGAGCCGAGGTACCTGACGAGCTGGGCCAACAACTCATCGACGCCAACGTGGCGGAGCAAGAACCTCTCGACGAGGATGAGGACGGTAACCTCTAACAGACGACTCACCCCGGATGCAGGAGAAGACCATGGCGACACACCCCAAGGCGTCGCTGGAACACCCAGACGGCGCAAAGCGCACCATCCTGAGGTGGTCTGAGATTCAAGGGTGGGTGGCTGCTCAGATGAAAGACCTCACACCAGGACAGCTCTTCGTGGTTATGGAGCCCGAAGGTTCTCTCGTTACGGGTCTTCGAGAGTCGCCGCTTCACCGGGCGAATGCCGACCCCTACCAAGTGGAGGAGGGTGTGTGGGGCGTCGACGCAGACGACCTGCCGGTACAGATCCCAAACCTTCTGGTAAGTCCGGGTGCCCTGGCGCAGGTTTCTTGTCCCAGGTGTGGTCTTTACTGGACCCTCCCCGGTCGAGAGCTGGAGGGGAAGGCCGTGATGGGTACCGTTACCGCGACCCACCTACCTGAAAAATACTACGCAGCTACGATGCTTCACTGGCTTGCAGTACATGAGATCCACACCAAGGTGACCTGATGCTCTCCGATCGCTCCATCCGTCGCGCTCTTGAAGAGGGGAAGATCACTATCACCCCCTTCCGCTTCGGTTGCCTCGGTTCTAACTCCTACGACGTGCATCTTGGCGATAGGTTCCTTACCTATTCGGATCGATACCGCGACGTGCCCTTGGACGCCAAGAAAGATCACGAGATCGACGAGTGCCTTATCCCCGAGGAAGGGTACGTCCTTCGGCCAGGGCGGCTCTACCTGGCCGTCACCGAGGAGCACACCAAGTGCTCCAGACAGATCGTGCCTTTTCTGGAAGGTAAGTCCTCTCTGGGTCGACTGGGCATCCGTATCCACGCTACGGCCGGCAAGGGAGACGCAGGTTTCGTAGGGCACTGGACGTTGGAGATCGACGTCGTTCAGCCGGTCAGGGTCTACGCGGGCATGCCGATAGGGCAGCTCATCTTTTGGCGAACAGAAGGGCTCGTCGACAAGCCCTACGACCAGAAGAACACCGCCAAGTACAACAACCATCGCGCTGTTCCGATGCGGTCGCTCATGTTCCGAAATTGGGATGAGAAGCGACAGAGCTGGCTCCCAGAGGAACCGGAGTCCCCCGCTTTGGGACCAGAGCGCCCCGCTTGACCATTGCGACATGCTAGAGTCAGCGTATGGACGAGCCTGGTTCGGATGTCATCCCGTTTCCGGTGAGGGGCACCCCGCCCAAAAGCCGGGCGCCGCGCTTTCAACGATTCAGGGCGCTGGATTGTTTTGAGGAGGCGCACCAGATGCTGCTGGACGGGTTGCCGCCGCAACACGTAGCCGATTTCATCCAGGAGGAGTGTCAGGAGTACACGGACGTTACTAGAGAGTCTTTGGGCGTTATTCTTTGCGGCTACCGAGGGGAACTTCCGTTGGAGGACAAAGTCCCGGTGCTGCCGCAGCATCTCCAGAGGAGCATCGCCAAAGCGCGCAAAGGGCTGCACGAGCTAAACGAGATGGAAGACCTCTACCGGCTCCAGCGCGCGCGGGTAGACATCGACGCCGAGTTGGAGCGGAACATCAACAAGCTCCTGCCCACCACCGCCCAGGAAGTGCGTGTGGCGTTGGACATCCTCGACAAGAGCGCGCGCATCAAGCTCGATCTTGGCATCGCCAAGGCGGTCTATGGCGGCAAAGAAGAGTCCGACCCAATCGAGAATCTCACCGCCCGTGTAGAGGACGAAGGCGTACGCAAGGTGTTGGAGAACCCGGAGAGTCGCCTCCGGCTCATGGGTTTGGCCGACAAACTGGTGTCTTTAGCCGGCGAGAAGAAGATCGACGGTATCATCGACGCCGAGTACAGCGACGCGAAGGGTCCTCCGTCGCCAGAAGAGGTTGATCCGCTGTCCGAAGATGTTGACGGGTAAACCCCCATGATCCGCGAAGAGAACGGCCGGACCTTCTCTGTTCGGACACCGGACGAGCTGGAAGCCCTACTCCGCAAGGACATCGACGCACTATCCCCAGACGAGAAGAAGGCGCTGCTCCTTCTCATCCAAGAGCTGCGCTCAGGCACCGCTCCCGGACCAGGGTCCCTCTTCCAGACGCTCAGAGAAGCAGACTACAAGCACAAGCCCGTGGACATGGAGACCTTCGTAAAAGACCCGTACTTCCTCGGCAACACGTGCGAGAATATCTACCCAAAGCTGCTCGAAGACCTTAAGGAAATGTTCCAAGGGGACTACGAAGAGGTAGTCTTGACGGGCAGCATCGGATATGGTAAAACCTACCTGGGGTCGATAGGTCTGTGCAGGATCCTCTACGAAATCTCTTGCATGAAGGACCCCCAGAAGTCCTTCGGGCTGTCCCCTGGTTCCATCATCGGTCTGGTGGTTCTGTCCATCACCGAGAAACTCGCCATGAAGGCGGCGTTCGAGAACGTCACCTCTAAGATTCAGGCAAGCCAGTATTTCGTCAAGTATTTCCCCTTCTCGCCTACCAAGCAAGAGATACGATTTCCTCACAAGGTGTGGGTAGCCCCAAGAGCTACAAATGACACGTCGGCTCTTGGCTTGAATGTTATTGCATTTATGCTCGATGAGAGCAATTTTTTACCGAAGAACCGGAAGAACTCCGCGCATGAGGTGTACTCTGACATGGCGGAATCGATCTATGCGACCCTCAAGCGTCGCATCAAGTCCCGCTTTGACCGCCGCGGAAGGGTGCCTGGGATCATGTTCGTGATCTCATCAAAGCAGACCAGCGAGGACTTCACGGCCAAGCGCGTCGCCGCATCCCTAGACGACCCAAAGGTCTTTGTGCGCGACTACGCGATCTGGGACGTCAAGCCGGACGAATACTTCGGGGTGAGGAAGTTCCCGGTGCTGGTCGGGAATGAGAAGATCCCTTCCAAGCTCCTCATCGAAGAAGACGCGCAGCAGCTCCGCCACAACCTTCCTGAAGGGGCTGTACTGATCGATGTTCCGGAGGAGTTCCGGCGGGACTTCGAGACGGACCTTGAGGGCAGCATAAGGGACGTCGCCGGGCTCGCGACCGTTTCGATCCGTCCGTTCATTGGGCAACGAGACAAGATTTTCGAGGCGGTCGCTGAGGACCAACGCCGGTTCAAGGGACGTAAGCACCCCTTCACCGTCACAGAGTGGTGCCCAGGAGAGGGGCCGAGCGGTAAGCTCATCCCCGAGCGCCTCGTTCACAACGTCCAAGAGCGGTTACCCGATGGTCAGGTGGTCACAACCACCCGGCCAATCCTTTCCCCTACCGCGTTGCGTCATGCGCGGTTCGACGTGTCCTTGCGGCAGGACGCCACTGGCTTCTGTTTGGCTCACGTGGCGGGGTTCAAGGACGTCCAGCGCCGAGATGCTGCTGGTAATCTCTACCGGGAGCGCGCCCCTGTTGTCGTGGTCGACTTTCTGCTCCGCGTTGTTCCTCCGTCGGGCGGGGAGTTGATGCTCGCAGACAACCGCCGGCTGTTGTACGAGCTGAGCCAGATGGGTTTTAGCGTATCGAAGGTGACCCTAGATCAGTTTCAGTCCGTGGATACAATTCAGACCCTCAAGCGCAACGGTTTCAACGCCGAGCTGCTTTCGGTGGACATGACCACCGAGCCCTACGACGAGCTGCGCAACGCGCTCTATGAAGGGCGCCTCCTCTTCTACGAGTACCAACCACTGATCGACGAACTGAAGAAGCTCCAACGGAACATCGTGGGGTCGATCCGAAAGAAAGCTAAGATCGACCACCCGTCCGGCAAAGGGCACAGCAAGGACGTCTCGGATGCGCTTGCAGGGGTTGTCCACACGCTGACGGAAGCCAGCGCTATGCAGGCGATGCCTATATTCCAAGACGGGGTACAACCAGAAGACCCCTGGATGGATGAGCAGAGACGTGCCATGGTGCCCGGAGCTGGGCAGAATTTGCCGTTGTCGGATTACCGCCCAGCGTCAGGAGGGGTAGGACTGCCCATCCTGACGAACTGGGGCGGCGATGGTTGGGACCCAACAGGCGGAGACGGTTGGGAAAACTGGTAGGCTCTGACCCGCCCGTACGGGCGGATTGAGCCTATGCGTCGTGGGCGGAGAACGTGGCAGGACTTTTTGAAGGTTTCGTAAACGGAGTGGCAAATCGTGTCCGCCGGTCGTGGCGGAACGATCCTGAGCAAGCTCCGGTCGAAATTGCCAAGGGGGACGTCTTCCCCCGAGGTCGTCCTGCGGACCTTTTCTCTATCCACGGCTACGACACTGTTTCACAGTATCTTAAGCTCGATCAAGACCTCGTTTCACGATACATTGATTACGAAGAGATGGACGACTACGGCGAAATAGCTTGTCTATGCGGAACTTCTAGAGTCTACACGGTGCTGCCAGAAGGCACTGGTTATCGCACCATCGAGGAGATTCTTCGATGGCGGTCTGAGAATCCAGATCAGAAGTTCTACGTGTTAGCGGCTGATCTGAGGCGCCAGAGAGTAGTCCCAGCCGAAGCTGTAGGTCCGACGAAAACCGGCAGTCGCGTACCGGTTTTCAAGGTCACGTTCGAGGAGTACCGGGCGCAGCCCGGAAAGGAAAAGAGGCGCTGGTCGATCAGATGCACGGCTAACCATCTCTTCATGCTTAGGGATGGCAGTTACAAGACCGCAGGGGCGCTTGAGCCTAAGGAACGGTTGATGCCGCTCTCGGCTCGCGTAGAGAAGAACGGCTACCTGATGGTCACGGATCCTTGGGGGAAGGGTCGACTCCGCAGAGAGTACCTGCATCGGCGGATGGCTGAGGAGGTTCTACTGGGCGGACCGATTCCGGAAGGTTTTGTTGTCCATCACAGAGACGGAGACAAGACAAACCCTCATCCTGGTAACCTCTCCGTTGAGACGCGAGCAGAGCATTCCCGCATACACGAGATAACCAAGCGCCCGGAAGTCCGCGCTAAGATCCGAGAAGCTGCCAAAAAACGCTGGAACAACCCTCGTGAGAAATTGAAGTGGGTTCGCGCACAGCAGCGGTCTACGAGCCTTCCAGACGTTTCCTGCAACAACCCGCCACCGACAGGATGTCTGTCCGAAGCGCACCGTCAGGCGATTGCGCAAAGCCATACTATTCCGCTGGCACGAGACTCAGTGGAAGCGGCTGTCAGGGCGTCATCCTCGCTTTCGGAAGCGGCGCGTAACCTGAATGTAAGTTGGAATACTCTTGTTCGACGTATGCAGCAGTACGGCTTAGGTCGCTATATGCTTGGATCGTCGCTTACCGGTCCGAAAGAAGGGGAAGACGACTACAACAACCACATGGTGGTACGTGTAGAGCCCGACGGTGTCGAGGATGTGTACGATATCGAGGTACCGGTCTACCAGAATTTCGCCTGTGAGGGGGTGTTTGTACACAACTCCGCGATCGATATTTACGCCGATGATGTAACACAACCCGACACACAGCTCAAGCGATCGCTCTGGATAACCTCTCCTGATCGAACAGTCCAAGAGATTGTTGACGACCTCTACTTCAAGACTTTGAGGTACGAAGACGAGATATGGTCCATCGCTCGTACAGCTTGCAAGTACGGATCGAACTTTGAGGAGATACTTGTTACCCAGAATGGGGTAGAAGGTATCAACTACCTCCCACCTGCGACCATGCGGCGAATCGAAGGCCCTAAAGGGCAGCTTCTAGGATTCATCCAAGACTTCAAGGGGCGGTTTGACTTCACGCCCGAGGATTACCGCAAGCTCCTCGTCAACCGATACGGCCAGAACGCGACCTCCCTCCCCGGCGGCGGCCAAGATGGTTTTTCTGACACCTCGAATCTTGCATCGCAGGACACGGGTCCAAACCCGGTGTTCGAGGATTGGGAGATCGCTCACTTCCGACTGCACAGCAAGTTCAGGCGCTCTGTTTACGGGCACTGTCTCGCGGGGGGTTCGCAAGTTTGGACGACGGAAGGGCCGAGGCCGATATCCGACATCCAACCAGGCCAGCGCGTTCTTTTGCGGCACGCAGGAAAGCTCCGAACGACGAGGGTGCTTGACCATGTCTGCTCTGGGACGAAGACCGTCTATCGGGTTCGTACGAAGCACCGAGAGCTTTGCCTTACAGCGGAGCACCCTCTTTTAGCAGTAGGGAAGGGTAGGGGGGGACGAAACGCTTGGAAACCGCTGTGCGAGCTACAGGAGGGGGATCGGATCGTTATCACCACCCGAATGCCGGATACGAACCCGCCGCCGCCGCTTGGGTTACACCTACGTGAGATAGAGGAGGAGGGTCCTGTACGACTCACGGAGCGCGGCGCTAGCGCGCTTAGGGCGGCGTCCCGTATAGGGCGGTATACGCCCAAGGATGAGGGTCTCCGGCCCCTAGCCGCTAAGTTGGGTATCGCTCGCGGAACTTTGGAAAGTTTGCTTAAAGGACAGTCATCGGTTCCGTTGCCCGTACTGCGTGATCTCTTTTGTGAGGTGAAAGTGCCGTTTTTCTACGGTGCTTTTGAACCCAAGATAGAGGATGAGAGGATCACTCTCCCTGATTTTGTTACGCCTGATTTTGCTCGGTTGTGGGGGTTTCTCCTAGGAGACGGGTGGATTACAGACGGGCAAGTGTACTTCGCTCGCGGGGAATACCCCGATCGTAACTCTTTTTACGAGGGACTCCTCGCAAGCACTGGACTACCTGTTAGCACCTTGCCGGATGAGACCCAGAGCTACGTCTCAAGCCAAGCGCTTGCGGCACTTTTCCGCAAACTCGGTTGGGTAGACGGCGGGGCACACGCGAAGCGTCTTCCGTATTGGGTTTTTGGGGCTCCCGAAGAAATCCGGCTCGCGCTCCTGCACGGTTTCATGGATGCGGATGGTTGGGACACACGCAGCCATAAAGACCACCACATCGAGCTTTGTAACAGAGACTTGGTGCGAGATATAAAGACGCTGGTCGACGGGTTGGGCTGGAAATCCGGGCGCATCCGGGAGCGAGAGCCGCGAGATAACCCCATCGCTACCCATCCAACGACGGACGTCATTCATTCCGGTCGTCAGTACCTCCTCACCTTCAATGAGACGCCTATCGCCGAGGGAGCTGATTTTGCTGAGGAGAAGATACTCTCAATTGAAATGCAAGGGGAGGAACCGGTCTACGACATCGAAGTAGCCGATCCGGAACACAACTTTGTGGCTGACGGTGTTGTGGTTCACAACTCGGTCCTGGAGTCCGCTCGCTGGCTCTACAAACGCCTGATTTTGTTAGAAGACTCCATGCTTGTGTACCGTCTACGACGGTCGCCGGAGCGACGGGTCTTCTATGTGGACGTTGGGGACCTCCCTCCAAGGGAGGCTATGGCTCACGTCAATAACGTACGCCAGCAGCACCGCAAGAAGAAGTTCTTCAACGCAGGCACCGGAAAGCTGGATGTTAGATACAACGCTTTTGGCCAAGACGAAGATTTCTACGTGCCTGTTAGAAAGGGTCAGGAAGGCTCTAGAATAGAGGTACTTCAAGGACCGCAGTGGCAAGCGATTGATGATGTTGACTACTTTAAGAATAAGCTATGGGCATCAATCAAGATCCCCAAGGCGTACCTTGGTCAGGAAGAGGGTGTAGTCCGGAACATCCTATCCAGCCAGGATGTGCGCTTCGCGCGCACGGTTCTCAGGGTGCAGCGGCAGATCATCAACGGTACGCACAAGATCGGTCGCGTACACCTGGCGGCGTTGGGCATCGACCCTGCGCAGGCACCCTTCACTACTCACATGACCGTCCCGTCAGCTATTTTCGAGCTGGCGCAGGTGGAGGTGATGAACGCGCGGGCCGACCTGGCGGGGCGGATGAGGGAGTTTGTGTCCGCCTACTGGATACTGTCCACGATTTTTGGGATGAACGACGACGCCATTCAAACCATCATGAAGCAGCGGGAACAAGAGGCCGAATCCCAAGCACGGCAAGAGGCTAAGGCAGCGCAGATTCAAGCCCAGGCGACAGAACCTGCACCGGAAGGGGTTCCGGAGTCTACTCGTGCGTCCCGTGGGAAGTACGTTTCAGACAGAGTTTCTGGTAGCTTGCCCCCTTCTAAGGGTAGTGGTATATCGGAACGACAGCTATTTGCGGGCGACCGTGAAGCGGAGAAGAGGGCTAGCGAAAAGCTCGATCGCTTGTTGAAAAACGACAAGGACTTGGCCCGCCGTCTTGAAGAACTACGGCACCTGACGCAGGAGATAAGCGTAAGGAGAGGCACCTGACGCAGGAGAAAAGGATGCTCGGACCCTTGAAATTCCGAGACTCGCCCAAACACCTATGACCAGCTTACTCGCCACCGAAGACATCAGGAAGCTCAGCAACGGGAGTTTTGAGCACCTCATTGCGCGGCTTGTGGAGGCTGTGCAGGAATCCTCGCCCCGGTTGTTTGGTGAGCGGGTAGAAACACGGGTGGTGGCAACCTTCCCTGGTCACGCCATCGTTCTCTCGGCTTCGTCGAAGGCTGTCAGGGTGCGCTTTGATGAGGACAGCAATGGTGATTTGCGGATCACAGGGCACGAGCAGGTACCGCTGAAGGTTTACTCCGAGGAGAACCTTGAGGCGTTTGTACAGGAGGAAGCTGAGCAGGTTGTGAAGGGCTTGCTCAGCGGTGACCCAGATGCTGCTCTTCGGCTCGCTTCCCTGGTAGAGTCTGTTCGACCAGCAAAACAGGATGTGGCCGCAGTGGTTCTCAAGGCGAAGGCCGAGATCCTCCAGCGGTCGGACTTCCGCTCCCTGTGGGTTGAGCACGAAAACACGCTGAAGCGGGCCTGTTGGCATAAAGGGCTCAAAGAGATCGAGGAGCGTCAGCTCCAAAAGCTAGACGAGAACATCGTCGGCGATGATGACCGAATGCAGGTCGTTACCGATCTTGAAGACCTGGTGCGCATGCTTAGGGATGAGCGCAACAAGCTCAACAGCTTCGACTTTGGGGATGCGAGGCCGCTCGGTTCTTTGGAATTCCGAGATGGCGCTGATAGCCTCGCGGACAGGGTCCAAGTGGAGTTGTCCGAGCACCTAGAGACGGTCAGTACCGCTGCGGAGAAGGTGCTCACAATCCAACAGGACGCGAGCGTCAACACACTTGCCGATTTTCGCAACGTTCTGTCGGAAGTTCTCTTTCCAATCTCTGTGGCGCGGTGTTTTGTAGAAGCTGCTGCCCAAGCCGACGTGAGTCCGGAGGATTCGCCGTGACCCAGCCCAAGCTCTCTTCTCTTGCCGAAGACTTCGCCCTCATCGGGTTGGTACGCGATGATGAAAGGGTGCAGCGAATCGTCAACCCCCCGCCGTCTGCTCCTATCGTGGAGGACTCCACTCGTCAGGAAGACCCTCACCCAGCAGAAGTGGTCGATCTGGACGTGGCGCGCGTCGCGGCGGAGATCTCCCGGCTTCTCGACCAAGCAGATCTGGACGACGACCAGTTGGCGGACTTGTCTGAGCAAGCCGCACGTATTATGCGACAGGAGCGCGGCGCTGAGATTCGTCGTGAACGACGTCTCGCCCGTCGCAAGTACCGCCGTGTCAAGGCCGTCAAGAAGCGCATGGTCAAGAAGTGGCGCCGATCGGCCGCGGGCCGACGCTTCAAGCGCCTCTACAAGCGAGCGCAGTCCCGCCTCGGCCACCTGCGCAAGTCAGGTGTCAAGCGCATCACGTTGCGCCGTCCGTCGCCTGCACAGGAAGGGGTGGAGGCGGATGCGCTGACGGCGTTGATCGCCGATCTCAACGATCTGATGGAGGCAGCCGGTAAGGTCTCGCTCGCGCCCAAGGTGTTGGAGAACACGCAGGCGTTCGCGTCGCTCTCGCTGGCTGCCAACGATCTTGCCCATCAACTCGTCCCGGTCGAGGAGACCCTCGCCGAGATGGTCGAGGCAGACCTCTTCGATGAGGAGGGGGATGACGAGATCCGCGAAGGCGTCATCGAGTTCTGCCAGGCCGTCAACGCCCTGGCCGAGACCGCTGCTGACTATGCAGAGACGTTGCATGAGTACGAGTTGGGCGACACCGACGCGGCGGAATTTGAAGAGGACTTCAAGCTCTTCTTCAGCACGTTTCTGGAGATGTTGGAGATTTACGACGACCTCATCGAAGACGTGAGCCTCTTCGCCGACTCGGAGGAGGAGGACCAGGTTGAGGGTTCAGACCTGGCTGTCATCGCGCTTGCCGCAAGCGCGCTCGAAGGACTGTCGGACGATGACGCTTTGGCCCTCATGAAGGGCGTCGCCGTCAAGCTGGAGTCGCTCTCCGATGACGACATCCCGGCATACGTGAGGGGTCTTAAGAACAAGCTCGTCGGCATGGCGACCATGTCCGAGGATGACACCCTGGACGCTGTGCAAGGTATGGTTGAGATGGGTGTGAAGCTCGCCAACATGCCCGGCGATGAGGCGATGAAGGTCGTCAAGGGGATGAAGGCCGCAAAGAAGAACGGCTACAAGAAGGAATCCATCGACGACAACGACATCACCTTTCTCGCAGCCTGCTACGAGCACCTTCTCCCCGAGGAGGCCGTCATGGAAGCTGAGAAGGCCCCTTTTGGGTTGAAAGGACGCTCGGATCCTTGGAATTCCGAGACGGGAAAGGGGGGTCGCTTCGCCGCCCTGGCGAAGGAGTTGGAGAAGCGCCCCGACATCCAAGATCCCAAAGCGGTGGCGGCGGCCATCGGACAGAAGAAGTACGGCGCCAAGAAGATGGCCCAGTGGGCTGCGAAAGAGAAGGGCAAGCCAGGACCGCAGTGATCCACGAGGGTTATGGTGGTCATCGAAAGCGACGGACCGCCTACCGTAGTACCTGGCGGGAGATTCTTGGAGTCAGCGACCTGATGACGGGGCTCAAACCGAAGAAGCGCGAAGTCAAGAAGAAGCCCAGCATCCTCGATCGAGGTCCCTTCAAAGCCAAGTTCTGGAAACGAGAACGATGAGTACACCCCCTACCCCAGCCAAAAAAATCGGTCGCGCCCTCTTGGAGGACACGCAGGGACAGGTGGGTCTCATCGAAGGGGTCTACTACCCGTCGACACCTCTGGTCGTTGAAGAGCGTGAAGTCGTAGAGGGTGCGCCGAAGAAGTGGATCCTTAAGGGTGAGTTCGGTCGCGCTGATCGGGCCACCGAAAACAAGCGCCTATACCCGCGCAATCTCGTAGCGGAGGAGCTGAAGCGCCTCCAACCTCTGATTGAACAGCGTCGTGTATTCGGGGAAGCCGACCATCCGTTGGATGGTCGTACAAGCCTCAACCGTATTTCTCACGTTATCACAAAGTTGGACCTTCAACCTGATGGTGTGATGTACGGTGAAGCAGAGATTCTCAACACCGCGCGCGGACAGAACCTCAAAGCCATCGTCGAAGCAGGTTGTCAGGTCGGTGTTTCTTCCAGAGGCTTCGGCGCAACACGGACCAACGCGCAAGGTGAATCTGTAGTCCAACCCGGCTTCCGGTTGGTCACCTTCGACGCCGTCGCCGATCCAGCAGACCGCGATGCGTGGCCAGAATCCTTCCAAGAGAACAAGGGGAACCTGAGTATGGAGATCCAAGACCTCACCGAGGAGCAGCTCAAGGAACAGCATCCCGAGCTGTTTGAAGCCATCTCGGCCCAGGCGACCCGAGAGATGCAAGAGCAGCTCGCCGAAAAAGATGCCCTACTCGCCAAGCTCACCGAGGATGCCGAGAAGCGCGTCCTCCAAGCCGAAGAGGCCGGGCGCGAAAAGGGCAAGGACGAGGCGGTCAAACAGGTCACCGAGAAGGTGACCCAGCAGATCGTCGACGCCAAAGAGCAGATTGCCGAGCAGGTTCGTGGTGACATGCTCTCCGATCCGAAGTTGGCTGGCGCGATGAAGGCGGTCGAACAGATCAAGACCGTCATCCGACCCTACGTCCTCTCCGAGGATGAGGAATCGGTCGTCGCCAAGCTCGAAGACCGCATCGACAAGCTGGAAGGCCAGCTCGCGACCGAGCGCAGCTCCTTTTCCAAGGAGAAGGTCCAGCTCGAAGACCAGGTCAACAAGCTCGCAGCGATGGCCAAGAAGGCAGGCTACCGCTTCTATCTGGAGCAACAGCTTCAAGGGAGCGCCGACGCCGATCTGATCCGCAGCATCGTCGGTGACGTGGCGAGCTACGGATCTGTTGAAGAGATCGCCACCAAGGTCTCCGCTGTCCAAGAAGAGCTGGATCGCCGCGCGGCCGAGAAGAAGGCACAAGAGGACGCGCGGCAGAAGGAGATGAACAAGGTCAAGTCTGAGTCCGATCGGCGAGTTCAGGCCCTCGAAACGCAGATGACCCAGCTCAAAGAGGCGTTGGAGAAGTCGGTAACTCTCAACAAGGCCCAAGCGATCGACGCCTACATCGCCGAGCGACTTCGTCACCACCCCCGCCGTGCGGAGATGGTCAGCCACTTCGAGGAGAACCCGCCGACCAACCGAGCGGAAGTGGATCAGGTGTTGGACCAGTTCCGCCGCCCGATGTCCGAATCGGACCAGGTCGATGCCATCCGTGCCCGTGTGCGCGCTTTGGCAGGCTCCAACTCCGTCAGCCATGTCGAGCCGGCGCCCCAACTGCCCCAATCCGCCCGTACGGGCGGATTGGACTACGACATTTCCAACCCGAACGAACCGGTGATGGAAGCTCACGCAAGCAGCGACGCTCGATCCGGGGCGAGTTACAACGGCACCGGCCTTTCTCTCGATGAAATCAAGCGACTGTCGGCCTCGTAGCAGGCCACCCCCGGGAGATCCCCTCCCACAAAAACCCCTCTGAGGAGTAGAAACAATGGAAGCGCGACAGATGGTCGAAGGCGTCCCGGGGGAGGATCGTCAGGGTACGGTCCTCGCACGGGGCTACGTGAATCAGTGCATCAACAAGTGGGGAGCGCTGCTGGAGGGCATCCCGGATCGCAGCGAGCAGCAGCGGTACGTGCTCGGCCTCACCGCGATGCTCATGGAGAACCAGTCCCAGCACCTCCGCGGCGTCGATGCACAGACCATGCGCCTGATCGACGAGGAGACGCGCGGTGGCAACGTCGGCCCGTTCACCAAGTACATCTTCCCGATCTTGCGGAGGGTGTTTCCCAACCTCATCGCGCACGAGCTGGTGTCTGTCCAACCAATGACTGCGCCGATCGGCGCCGTCTTCTTCCTGGACTACATCTACGGCACGACCAAGGGGTCGACGACCGCAGGTAACGTCTTCCCACGCGACTTCAACCGCGACTACTCGTCCGAGTTCATCGACGGTGAAATCGCCGCGGTGGGGGACGGCGCAGCCTTCGGTGGTGTGGGCACCGGTCTGGACGTCAACCTCGGCTTCACGCCGGTCCGTCCGCTCAACGCAGAGCGCGGCTTCTCGGTCACCGTCCGCGAGCTGGATTCGGCGGGCGCGACTGTGCAGGAAGCAGTGGACAACGGCGCGGGTGGGTTCACGGGCGACGTGACCGCCGGTTCGCTCAACTACGCCAACGGCTCGCTCACCGGGTTCCTGTTCACGGTTGCGCCGGTAGCGGGCAACTCGATCAAGGTGTTCTACTTCTACGACGGCGAGCTGAACACCAAGATCCCGCAGGTGAACCTGGACGTCCGCAAGGCGCCCGTCGAAGCGGTCCCGCGCCGCCTCAAGGCGTTGTGGAGCAGTGAGGCTGCGGAAGACCTCCGGGCCTTCCACGGCATCGATGCGGAGACCGAGTTGGTCTCGGCGGTGGCGCAAGAGATCTCCTTGGAGATTGACCGCGAGATCATCCAGGAGCTGTTCCAGAACAGCACCGGGACCACCGGCGTCTTCGACCGCGCCGTACCCGCTGGCATCACTGAGCACGACCACCTGCGATCCATGATCACGGTCATCTCGACCGTGGCCAACACCATCCACAAGAAGACCCTGCGGCAGCCGGCGAACTTCATCGTGACCTCGCCCGAGGTCTCGGCCCTGTTCGCCCAACTCACCACGCACGGCGACTTCAAGCCCCTGTACTCAGCAGGCATGGCCATCGACGCTCCGGTCGATCTGCCGCGCCCCATGGGTACCCACGGTCAGTTCGGCATCTACCGGACCGGCACCATGATGAACAAGTGGCGCGTCTACGAGGACCCGTTCTTCAGCACCGACCAGATGCTGGTGGGGCTCAAGGGCATGCACTTCCTGGAAGCCGGCTTCGTGTGGGCGCCCTACATCCCGCTCCAGGTCACCCCAACATTCCTGGATCCGAGTGACTTCAGCTTCAGGAAGGGTCTGCGGACCCGGTACGCGAAGAAGCTCCTCCGCCCTGACTACTACGGTCAGATCAGGGTGCAAAATCTCTAGCCGCGCTAGAGATAGCTTGAGAAAAGGGCGGCCTAAGGTCGCCCTTTTCTTTACGTTCTTCTTCTGATGTACTACTATGCCCGACTATGGGAAGGCCAAAAGGACGTAAAGACCTCAAACCACGAGGTCGTATCCACTCGGCCCAGGCC